CGGGGGGGGGGGGGGGGTATGGGTTATCACCGCGAGATGTTTTCACTCTTTTTGCTGGGGAGGCGGTGTGTTATTTAGCACTAAATTTGGTGCGACGGGGTGAAGCAGCTGTGTTCTGTCATACGGTTGGGGAGGGCGCAAAGAAAAGGGTGCCGTCGACTGTAAGACCCACAGCATGACCCTCACCTTCCTTCTATGCCAGCAAGCCCGTCAGGGCGCGCTAGTAACCCTGCCGTTGGCAGCACCTCTGAAATAGCAGTACGTTGCTCTCCCCCACAGTTCCCGTCCCCACGGAAGGTCGCCGTAGCCAATTTTAGCCGACACCTTTGTTTGATGATTTGACGTTCATCACGCTGCTTACCTATTTCGAAGAATAGATACCAACCCAGGTTCCCCTGTTTACGCCCCGCCACATGCAACCGTGGTACAGCCCTGCGTGCATCGCTATCTCCCGACAGTGACGACTTGTGAAGTTGAACAAGACAATAGCATCTTTATGTTACTCTTGCAACATGCCAAAAAAGAAATCTGAAACACCACCAAACATTCAAGGTGTTGACTGGAACAGCTCACTCGCAGATTTCAAACAAGCAACAGTATCAAGTGTAAAACCTGGCGGCACAAAAATGCCAACCCCAAACAAACCAGCAGACACAGGCATGTTCGCAGGTTCCAGCACCCCACTAGGAACATCACTAGCAGGCTCAAAACTTTCTACAGGAAACGTAGCAAACACAACCCTCAGCGCAATCATGCTAGGTGGCGGAGCAGGACCAATCCCAGCAATCACATCAAAAGTAACCAGCGCAGTAAACACCTCAGCATCGAAAATCGGTGTAACAGCAGGCGTTGACTATCTTGGCAGCGCAATGAGCAAAATTGGGAACAAACTCCCAGCAATTGGTGGACAAACCAAACAAACCGCAGGAACCATCTACACCCAATTCGGTGCAACCCCAGGCAAAGAAGCTTTCATCCAAATGCCAATGCGTACCACAGAACAAATCGCTGGAACAATCAAAGGCATGATTACAAAAGAATCAAACGTTGCCACAAAAATTGCTAACTACTCTGCCGAATCAGCCAAACAAGGAATTAAAACTGGTGCAAAAGTAGGTGCAGCAATATCGTCACCAGCAGCAGCAGCTATCGGTTATCTGTTTGGTAGGAACAAAAAGGATAAGTAATGGCTCCTAAAAAACCTAAAGGCATCGACTGGAACAGCAACCTTTCAGACTTCAAAGAAGCTGTACTCAACACCCCACAACGCGCAGTAAACAACATCACCAACGTAGTCAAATCAACACCAATTGGTATCGCTGCACAAAACGCCGCAAAAGGTGTAACAACTTTTAAAAACGAAGGATACAAAGCAGCAGTAACACAATCCGCAAAAACCGCTGCAACACAACTAGCCACCGAAGCCGTTGGTTACGGTGTAGGAAAAGTAGCAGGCAAAGTAGCATCAGCAGCCGCACCGTCAGTAGCAAAACTTCTTGCTAAAACAAACCTGTCCAGCGAACTCGCACCAGGACAAAGCCTTGCTTTTCACTTCTCCAACAACCCAAACCTCAAAACAATTAAAGACATTCCCGCGCTACGCAACCAAGGCGGAAACTTCGGTTCCGTATTTGACAGCACCAAAATCGCACCAAGAGGCGCAACCTATGGATACGGTCCACTACAAAACACTTCAGGACTATCCGAACTAGAAGGCGCAGTAAACGAAGCCCGCAACTCTTTGAACAGAGCAGCAGCCATGGGACAAGACCGCGAATACACCCTCTATGTCACCAAAGCAAACCCACTAGTCCCAGGTCGCACAACCCGAATCAAAGACCCAGAATACGGTTCATCAAAACTAGCTGGAGATACAGGACAATCCATTTTCGGCAAACAAAAAGTCATTGCATCAACAAAACTCAACTACAAACCAATGGCTCAACTAGAAGCAACAGAACGCGCACTAGGAGAAAAAGCAAGCCCATATCGAGTAGACCCAGCATTTGAAGCCGCAAAAGTTGCGTCAGCAAAAGGCAAATCAGAAATGCTCGACAACACGATTAACGCTTTAGTGCAAAATCCTAAAGTTGTACGCGCTGGTTTAAACCCATCATCATTACAAAACCCTTTCTCTGCTTATTACTATGACACCCCAGCGGTAAACCGCGCACCACAAACAACACGAAGCGTCACCCAAATCATCCAAGACGCAACAAAAAACAGTGCAACAATCGGTGGTGCATCAGCAACATCAGCAAAAAACAAGAAAGATACGCGACGCAGATAATGGCACCTCGTAAACCAAAAAAATCCGAACCCATCCCACCGAATATCCAGGGTGTCGACTGGAATAGTTCTTTAGCAGATTTCAAGCAAGCATCAGTGTCTAGCGTTAAACCTGGTGGGACCAGAATGCCAACCGAAAACAAAGGCCCAGACACAGGCATGTTTGCTGGAAGTGGCACACCGTTAAACAGCTCTATCGGCATGACCGACACCTCTCGCAAAAACGTAACCAACGTAATCAAAAACCTCGCTATCCAAGAAGTAGGTGGAGCAGCAATCGGCAAACTAGTTGGAAAAGCCCTATCTGCCGCCCGCCCAATGTATTACGGAATCCACGGCGGAGAATCAGGACTATCAAAACTCACCCCACAAATTGGCAAGAACACCGAATCATTTCTAGCCAACATGAAGAACATTGGTGAAACATCAGTAACATCACCAAAAGTATTTTCATACAAGCCTGAAGTGGGCAACGTTTTGCCAGTAACCGACTATGCGCAAATGGCTGCAGGTGCAGGCAAAGGCTCAGTATATGTAGCCAAAACCCCTGCCAAAAACATTATGTCCAACATCGTCGACACAGGCAAAGCCGCATCAGCCATGGACGCTTTTGCAGCCAGAGGACTATCAGCCGAACAAATGTCAAGCAAAGCAATGAATGTAGTAAAAGAATTCCCAATCAGTAACTACACAAAGCGAACCTATGACACCATGGAAGCCGCATGGGAAACCTCACAAAACTTTTCACCATTAGCAGGACAAATCAACGCAGCAATCAAAGCTGACCAAAAACTACAGTCCTCAATTATTACTGGTATGGTTAAAGGCGTTACACGCGCTAATACAATCAGACGAAAATAGGTAACCCTTAATGGGGACTAAACGTAAAGTCGCACCAGAAGACAAAGCCAGATTCTTCGCAGCCATAGCAGCAGGCTCATCAATCACCGAAGCCTCACGCATCGCAGGCGTACACATCAACACAGGCTCAAACTGGTTAGCCAAATCCAAAGCAGCCAAAGCAAAACTAGACCAAGCCGTCTTAGAAGCCACCCGCGTCCGCGGCAAAGGCGGCGGTGTACAACACAAACAATACGAACAAGACCTCGACGAAGCCACCAACCTACCCCCAGCCATCCCACTCACACGACTCTGCCCAGAAGCACAACGCGGACTCGAAGACTTCGATTTCTTTCGCCGTTACTACCTAGGACGTGTGCCTTCACCATGGCAAGTAGAAGCCGCAGTCAAACTCGTAGAACTCCTAGAACACCCCGAAAAAGAATTTGTCGTACTCAACGTCCCACCAGGAGCAGGCAAATCCACCCTGTTCCATGATGTTGCTGTATGGGCAATCGTACGAAACCGTGCAATCCGTGTCATGATTGGCTCAATCAGCCAAGCAATGGCAAAACAATACTCACGACGCATCCGTGAAACCCTCGAACGCCCACAACCAATCCACCCAGACCCAGAAATAGTCAAAAAAGGACTAGCAGTAAACGCCGAAGGATGCCTATCCATCGACTACGGCAGGTTCAAACCCTCCGATAAAGGCGCATTGTGGCGTGCAGAAGAGTTCGTAGTAGAACAACTAGACGGAAACGGGCTCGACAACAAAGAACCAACCGTCCGTGCCTATGGAATTGACTCAGAATACATCGGACACCGCGCCGACCTTTGCCTTTTTGACGACGTTGCATCAGTAGATAACGCTCGTGAAGGCGCAACCCGTGACAAAATGCTTGAAAGATGGGACCAAGTAGCCGAAGCCCGTGTAGACCCAGCAGGACTACTAGCCGTAGTAGGACAAAGACTAGGAACAGGCGACCTGTACGCCCACTGTCTCAACAAAATCTCCTACGATGTCGACGAAGCCGACTACGACGGCATGGACATGACCACCCCAGAGTCACTCGCCGCCACCGAACCAGCAAAAACCCAAAAATATAAGCACATCGTATACAAGGCATACTATGAAGAACTTGACACAGGACCAGCATCACGCCGCTACGACGCAAAACCCTACCCAGAAGGACCACTTCTCGACCCGCAGCGTCTCTCGTGGAAAGATTTGTCGTACATCCGCTATTCAAACCCGCGCACGTTTAAAGTCGTATATCAACAGGAAGATGATGCGGACGACACCAACCTGATTTCCCGTGTATGGGTGACAGGCGGACTAGGACCAGACGGAGTTCTCTACCAAGGCTGCATCGACAACGACCGTCTGCCAGGTCAAATCCCTGAAGGGCTAGGACCACCTGTAATATCTGTTATTTCTGTTGACCCATCACCATCACAGTTCTGGGGAATCCAATGGTGGCTTTATCAGCCGCACACCAACCTGCGATATTTAATAGATGTCGAACGAGTAAAACTCACAGCAGAAGAACTACTTGGATATGACACCACAACAGGCGCATACTCAGGACTTTTAGAAGACTGGACGAACAGAGCTTTCGCCTACGGCTACCCTGTATCACACATCATTGTGGAAGTAAACGCAGCCCAACGATTCCTCCTCGCCCACGACTTCGTACGCAAATGGCAAACACGCCAAATGGTCAACATCATCCCCCACACCACAAGCCGAAACAAATTCGACGAAAAACTTGGTATCGAAGCACTACTCCCACCGCTTTACCGTGCAGGCGCAGTACGACTCCCATCAATGCGCGGCAACTGGAAAACACTTGCACTTGTAGACGAACTCACAAAATGGACACCAGACAAAAAGAACGGCACCGACCTTGTAATGGCAAACTGGTTCGCAGAACTACACTTCCCAAACGTAAGCGGAGTCAAACTACCACCACGACAATGGCGACCATCTTGGCTACTACAAGGCTAATATAGTACAGTTGCGTTAGTCATCAAAAAATCAAGGAGTTTACACTAGGTGCTATCCGTCGAACAAATCGTCGAACTTTACAACGCAAGACGCGAAGCACAAGGACCAGTCCTGCGACGCATGCGCGAAGTACGCGACCTCGCAAACGGTGACGTAGTAATCCCACTCTCAGAACTAGACCGCAACGCACGCACAAACGTAGCGAACCTACTCATCCAAGGTCTAGACCAAACCTCAATGCGCATCGCATCAACAATGCCAATGCCATTCTTCCCGCCACTCAAACAAGGCAACCTTGACTCCCAAGAAATGGCACGACTACGCAAAAAAGTAATCCTGTCATATTGGGACCACAACAAAATGAACCTGAAGATGCGTCGCCGCGCACGCCACTTCCTCGCATACTCATCAAGCCCAGTAATGCTCCGCCCAGACTTCCGCAAACTACAACCAACATGGGCAGTACGCAACCCGCTAGACACCTACGCTGCGCCATCTGAAGACCCAGACAACCTGGTACCAGACGACTGTATATTCACATACACCAAAACCGCGCAATGGTTGATTGACTATTACGGTGAACAAGTCATCGGAAAACTCCGCATGGGGCGCGTCACCTTCGACACCAAATTCACGATTCTTGAATATGTCGATGACCAAGAAATTGTTATCGCCGTTATGGGAGCCCCACTTGCTGAGGGACTCACACCTCCAGAACGCGCAGGCGTAGAGACTGTAGAGCTTGAACGAATCCCTAACCGTACAGGTATGCCTCTCGCAGTAGTTCCATCACGCATCACACTAGACCAACCACGCGGACAATACGACGGAGTACTCGGAATGTACTTCACCCGCGCACGCTTGCAAGCACTCACCGAAATCGCTATCGAACGCGGCATCTTCCCAGACGAATACCTTGTATCACGCCCAGGCGAAAACCCTGAAATCATCCAACTTGCCGACGGCAAAACAGGACAACTTGGTGTAGTAAAGGGCGGCGACATTCAACAGTTGCAAACAAACCCAGGATACAAAACCGACACAGCACTCGACCGCCTCGAACGCCAAGAACGACTCGAAGGTGCAATCCCTGCAGAGTTCGGTGGAGAATCAGGAACCAACATCCGTACAGGACGCAGAGGCGAAAACGTGTTGTCCGCAACCGTTGACTTCCGTGTACAAGAAGCACAAGCAGTATTTGAACAAGCACTCTACGAAGAAGATAAGATTGCTATCGGAATTGAAAAAGCATATTGGGGTAGCCAAAAGAAATCATTCTTTATCCCAGGACGAGTATCAGGGGGAATGACACACTATGTACCGCTCAAAACTTTCGAAACTGATTTCCACTATGTCAACTATCCGTCATCTGGTTCGGACGTTAACGGTCTTATCGTTGGTCTTGGTCAGCGTCTCGGTACTGGGCTTATGTCTAAAGAATCTGCTCGCGAAGCTGACCCACTCATCACAGACCCCGAACTGGAAAAAGACCGCATTACTGCTGAGTCCATGGAAGCTGCACTACTGTCCTCAATACAAACCCAAGCCGCTGACCCTAACGGACCTTATCAGCCAGACGATTTGGCGTATCTCACGATGCTCACCATCGAAAAAAATATTCCAATCTACCAAGCAGTACAAATGACACAGCAACGCGCACAAGAACGCCAAGCAGCGATGGCACCACAAGGCGCACCAGAAACCATGCCAGGACTAGCAATGCCAGGAATGGGTGCAGAAATGCAAGCAGCACCACCAGCAGGTCCACCAAACATCCAAGGACTACTCGCACAACTCGGTGGTGGCGGTGCAGCAGTAGCACAACAACCAAACACACCAGGAGCAGTTCTTTCACTAGGGGGAAGACTATAAATGGCAACATACGCTAATCGAACCGATTTGCAAAACCCAACAAAAAAAATGGCGGTAACAGCAGCACCAGGTCAAACCTATGGTGAAGCTGGCGCACAACGCGCAGCACAACAAGCCGTACCAATGGGAACACCACAAGCACCAGTAGTAGCCCCAGGTTCACTCGGTGCATTAGACCGCCCAACAGAACGCCCAATGGAACCAGTAACCGCAGGCAACCCACTCGGTGCAGGTCCAGGTGCAGAAGCACTCGTAACACCGCTACCAGACACGTTGATGCCTGGCGGAAAACAAGACCTTATCAACCAAGTACGTTATGTGTACTCTAAATATCCGAACACAGCTCTTTTGCAACTGTTATTTGAACTAGAGAAT